TTGAAGAATTTATTAGTAATGATATTAAAGTAGAATACACAGATGATTTAAAAAATGTTAGTGTATTTACAAAACGAATTTATGATGATTATATATATGAGGAAGTATAAATGACAAAACATAGTTTAAACGAGTTTGATGTTTTTTATATTAGTTTTGATGAACCTAATTGCGAAAAGCATTATGCTGATTTAGTTAATAAAATACCATGGGCACAACGAGTACATGGTGTTAAAGGATTTGATAGTGCTCATAAAGCCGCCGCTAAGGCAAGTAAAACTGATAGATTTATTACAATAGACGGTGATAATATTGTTGATGAGACTTTCTGGGACGGCGAATTAGAAATAGATCCAGTAGCAAATGAAAGATCAATTTGGAGTTGGAGTAGTAAAAATATTATTAATGGGTTAGTGTATGGAAACGGCGGAATAAAATTATGGCCTAAACAACCTACACTTACAATGAAGACACACGAACACTCCGAAAATGAATCGGCAGCTATAGATTTTTGTTGGGATTTAGATTACCAACAGATGAATGATATTTATTGTATGAATCATCCCAATGGTAGTCCTTATCAAGCATTTAGGGGAGGCTTTCGCGAAGGGGTCAAAATGTCATTAGCAGATGGTGAAAAAGTAAAACCGGAGCCAGGCGAGTTTGAAAGAATGATCTGGCATAAAAATTATGTGAGGTTACTTATATGGGCAACAGTAGGCGCCGATGTTGATAATGGTAAGTGGGCAATATATGGTACACGATTAGGTTGTAAGTTATGTAATTTAGATCCTACTTTTAATCACCATAATGTAAGGGATTATGATTGGTTTAGAGAATTTTTTGAATTCGTAACAGTCGATGTTAATGATAATAATATCGATGACCGTATTATATCACTTGGTGATGAATTGAGAACAAGACTTGGTATGCAATTAGGTGAAATGGATGCTAATGCTAGTAAATTTTTTAAACGAGTGTATGTTAATCCGCCGCGTGTAGGTGTTAATATTACTGAAAAGTGGATGGAAAAAAATAATTTAGTATGACAGATTACTTTCTCGAAGAAGTAAAAACTATTAAGAAAAAGCTAGACTCTGTTAGTAGTAGTTTCTGCTTGGCTAAATGGTATCAAGTAACTGTACATTTACAAAATGGGCATACACATAGTTGCCATCATCCTGGCACACATAAAGTACCGTTGGATGAATTAACTAATAATCCAACAGCATTACATAATACACAATTTAAAAAAGAACGTAGGAAAGAAATGCTAGAAGGTACTCGCCCAACTGAATGTCAGTATTGTTGGAATGTAGAAGATAGTCCTGGTGAGAATTTTAGTGATAGGCATATTAAAAGTGCCGCTATGTGGTCTGCTCCATGGTTTGAGGAAGCGGCAAGTAAGCCATGGAACGATAACCCTAATCCAAGATATCTTGAAGTTAGTTTTGGTAATGTTTGTAATTTTAAATGTATGTATTGCTATCCTAATATTAGCAGTCAATGGTATGAAGAATCAAAACAATATGGTCCGTATCCTACAAGTTTAGGATTTGGTAGTTTAGAACATTTAGACTATAAAGGCACACGGCCAATACTTGAACGAGAGTATAATCCATATGTTGAAGCATTTTGGAAGTGGTGGCCTGACTTATATAACTCACTACATACATTTAGAATTACCGGTGGCGAGCCGTTATTAAATAAAAATACATTTAGGGTATTAAATGAGATTAACGATAATCCTCGACAAGAGTTAGAGTTGGCAATAAACACTAATATGTGTGTGCCTGATAAAAACTTTAATGAGTTTATTAGTCTTATAAAACCTATAACTGAGAAACTTGACAATGTTGGTGTCTTTACAAGTATAGAAGCAACACATAAAAAAGCAGAATGGATACGGTATGGATTAGAGTATAATAAGTTTTGGGAAAATATTGCTCGTTTACAAAACGAAGTTCCTAAATTACATATAGATTTTATGTGTACGTATAATGCGTTAAGTGTTAGTAGTTTTACAGATTTTTTAAAAAAGATATATGAGTTAAGATGCAAGTCGTCGTGGGATGAACCGTGGCATCCTCCTTTAATGGTAAGTGTACCATACTTGCGTAATCCTCCGTTTTTAACTATTAAAATTTTAGATAATACATTTGAGCATTATATTATTGAAAGTATTGATTATATGGAAGCACATAGAGGTGATGACAACACACCAGGATTTGTAAGCCATGAGATAGAAATGATGACACGATTATTAAATTGGTTTCAAACAATTGATAGTGAGCAACAATTAAAAGTAAATCGTACTGACTTTGTTAAGTATGCTGATGAATATGATAGGCGCCGTAATACTAATTTTTTAGAAACATTTCCTGAGTATACAGATTTTTATAATAGGTGTAAAGCATTATGTTAGAAGTATTCCATTTAAGTTATTATGAACCGTTTGCCGATGAGACATATGAGAAATTAAAAGAACGCATACCGTGGGCAAAAAGAGTTGCAGGTGTTAAGGGTATATTTTATGGGCACAAAGAATGTGCAAGGCAGTCTCTTACAACAATGTTTTATGTTGTAGATGCTGATGCAATACTTGAAGATGATTTTGATTTTACTTATAGGCCGAGTAGTGAGTTAGAGTATTGGGACGGAGTAAAACAAAATGAATGTATACATGTTTGGCGATGTAAAAACTCAGTTAATGATTTAGTTTATGGCTATGGTGGTATAAAATTATTTCCACGGGAACCGGTTCGCGCGGCAGATAATTGGCATATCGATTTTACGACAAGTGTAGCAGGTAAGTTTAAGGCAATGCCTAAAACAAGCAACTCAACTTATATTAATCCTGACCCGCTTTCAGCATTTAGAAGTGGGTTTAGAGAATGTACAAAATTAGCGGCACAAGTAATTAAAGATCCTGAAGGACATTATGATAGTAGCAATGATCCTCGTATATTAGAATGGCTTGATGTATGGTGCACTAAAGGCGCAGACCGCGAACACGGCGACTGGGCAATATTAGGCGCACAAAAAGGACGCGAATATGGCGAGGCAAATAAAGGTAATACAAAAGCATTAGACAAGATTAATGATAGAGATTGGATTAAAAAACAGTTTGACAAATCGAACAAATAAATGCTATAATAAACTATTATGGAGGTACTATGGAAACACATGAAATATTAGATAGATATGAATTACTTTATAGTGAAACAACTCCGGTTTTAAGTGATATTCGTCGAGTTGTTATTGATGAAGATCTGAGTAGTATTTTTCGAATTGCTACTAGCATATCGGAGCAAGATGAACTTGTTGATGAATTTCGAAAAGCAGTAATGGAAAAAAATCCACATGCAATATCTCGTATTTTTGCTCAATTTGCTACTGGTAATGATTTACATGCCCAATTAATTGAAGATATGCGTAAAGCAGTAGTAGAAGAAAATCATAGATCTATATTTAGAGTTTTTGAATATGCTGGTATTAGTATAGATGATTTACGTAAAGCAATGACAGAAAAGAATCATAGATCTCTTTTCAGAGTGTTTGATAATTATGCTCCTTCAGAAAAATTAAATGATTTGCGTAAAGCAATAACAGAGAAAAATCATTATTCTATTTTTAGAGTACTTGAAGGGTATGGCGAAACTGGATTAGATGATTTAAGAAAAATAGCAGGCGAAGATTTAAATTTACATGCATTGTTTAGATTATTACCAGGATTTATAAAAGTTGCACCGCTAGAAGATTTACGTAAAGCAATAGTCGAAGATAATTTACATTCATTATTTAGGTTAATAGAAAATGAAGAAACATTGCCAGTAGAAGATTTACGTAAAGCAATAGTCGAAGATAATTTGTATTCATTGTTTAGATTAGTTGAAAATGCTTCGGCTGATGCAAATGAGAAAGATTTAGTAATTGTTGAACTTATAGATAATGTTAGACGAGGTACACTAGAAAAGAATCTACACGCAGTTTTTAGAGTAGTAGAACATTTTCAAGAAAAAGAATTTTTACCATTGTCAATGCCTGTAGAAGATTTGCGTAAATCAATAATTGAAGAAAATATTTATTCAATATTTAGAGTATTAGCAAGGCTAGATGCAGAAAATAGGCAAATGAATGCGTTGCGCCAAGCAGTTGTAAATAAAGAAATTCGAGCATTAGTTGGTTTGTTTATTGAAAATCCACCTGCTTTGTTTGATACACTTCCAAGAGTTATAAGAACTTTTCCAGATATAGATTTCCGCGATGCTTTTTCCAGGGGACAAATTTCTAGTAAAAAATGGCTTGTAGATGAATTAGTAAAATTAGATATAAATCTCGGCACAGTATTTTTATGTGCTGGATGGTATGGTTCTTTGGCATTGCTGTTATTTGAATCAGGTTTAGAAGTTGAGAAGATTAGATCTTTTGATAAAGATGAAGGATGTTATAAAATTGCTGATACTATTAATAGACCATATGTAATGGCTGAATGGCAATTCAAAGCACAAACTGAAGATATACATTTAATTAATTATAGAGATGGCCATACGTATGATACTATAAAAAGTAATGGTGAAGCACAAGAATTATATGATAGGCCTACTACTATTGTTAATACAAGTTGTGAGCATTTAACTAGTTTTGTTTTATGGTATAATTTAATTCCTAAAGGTGCATTGGTTGTTTTACAAACTAATGATTATTTTGAAATAGATGATCATATAAATTGTGTAAACGATATTGATGAATTTAAAAAAATAGCACCACTTGATAATATTTTATATGAAGGTGTATTAAATCTTGAAAAGTATAATAGGTTTATGTTAATAGGATATCGTTAATGTACCGATATGATGAAATTAGAACAGTACATTTAGAAATTACACAACGTTGTCAAGCAGCTTGCCCTATGTGCGATCGCAATATGAACGGTGGTGCTGATAATCCGCATATGACTGATGCTGAATTATCATTAGAAGATTCCCAAAAAATTTTTAGTATTCCTTTTATACAACAATTAAAAACAATGTATATGTGTGGTAACTTAGGAGACCCAATTGTTGCTAAAGATACATTAGAAGTGTTTGAGTATTTTAGAAAGCATAATTCTAATATGTGGTTAAGTATGAATACAAATGCTGGTGCTCGTGAACCCGAATGGTGGGAACGACTTGCTAAAATATATGGACGCATGGGTACAGTTATTTTTAGTGTTGATGGGTTGCAAGATACAAATCATTTATATAGGCAGAATGTAAATTGGGATATAGTTGAACGTAGTATGCGAGCATTTATTGGCGCCGGCGGCAGAGCACGATGGGACTTTTTAATATTTGAACACAATGAACATCAAGTAGAGGAAGCAGAAATGCTTGCTAATGAATTAGGATTTGAAAAGTTTACTAAAAAGAAAACAGGAAGATTTATTAGTAGCGCAACAAGCAAAGCAAAAGAAGATCATCAAGCAGTAAATCGTAAAGGGCAAGAAACACAAAATTTAACAAAACCTACTAAAGAAGAATATAAAAATAGGGCATTGCTAAAGCAAGAAGAAATAATTAAAACTTATGGTAGTATGTTGGATTATTACAACACTTGCCAAATAAACTGTAAAGTTGCTAATGAGGATAAGAGTATTTTTATAACTGCCGAAGGACTTCTTATGCCGTGTTGTTGGACTGCCGGTCGTATGTACAAGTGGTGGCATAAAGATTATAAAGTTGAACAAATTTGGGATTTTATAGATCGCGCCGGCGGTAAAGAAGGTATTGATGTTATTAATAATCGGTTAAGTGATGTTGTTAATAATAATGGACTATTAGAGGATATTAAAAATAGTTGGGCACTGAATAGTTTAGAAAATGGCAAATTAGGTGTTTGCGCCCAAAAATGTGGTATAGAATTTGACCCATTTGCTGAGCAGTTTACTTAGAGTTAGTTCTATTAAGAATTAAGTTAAGTTTTTTAATATTGTTTTTATTTTGTAAGATTAGTCTAGTTCCAGCATGTAGCGGTATTGGCCATGTTCCTATGTTAACCCATGCATAACCCACATGTTCATCATTTAGTTCTGGATGAAATTCATTTGTAATGATACTTACAAAACTAGCATAATTAAAACCGTCATCGTTACTAACAAAATTATCTAATGGTATTGTTTTAATAATCTTAGGAAAATTTATGAGTTCTTCTTCTAATTCTCTTTGTAGTGCGTAGCCTAAAGTTTCTCCTTCTTCGACTTTACCGCCAAAGAAACTCCATGTCAATGGATGGGAACTGTCTGCAGAACGGAGTCCGAGTAATATACGATTAGTCTTAAGACTTAAAAAAATAGTGCCTACTGCTTTTATCATTATAACACCTTATGTATATATTTACATGATTTACAAAACCACTTATTTTTTTCATCGTCAAAGTACAACTCTTTTTTACACTTAGGGCATTGTATTAATGTATGCCTTTCGGTGTTTTTTACATCACTATCCGCCAAAACCCTGGATAGTATCTCCCTTGATAAGAATCCATCCACTGTGTTCCGTTCCATTTAAATTGGTCTCCAGTAAAATTATTTTGTATGTAAGTAATATCTGATGTTACAGATGAATCAAAAAATACTACCCAACTACTGCCATTATATTGTATAATATCATTTTTGTTTGCTATAAGATTGCCCCATGCATTTGTAACATTGCCTGCGCCTGTTGCACCTATGTCGTCGAGTACTAAATATTTTTGTCCGTTTGCCGCTATTGGTAATGTGCCATCGTTTGGATAACTTTTATGCGGATTAATAATTGCGTTAACTGTAAACGCTGTGCCGGGTAGTGTGTCAGTATCAACAGTATAGTTGACTATATTTCCAGTTCCAGTCGTTTCAATAGTGCCTACTATGTCAACTGGATTTGAATCTATTTCAGGATCTGCATTAAGTCGCAATCTAATTTGCGTAACATTATCTTTTAAGCCACCATATTGATCGAGATATTTGGTCCAATTCATTTCATTACCATCACCATCATCATTTAGTCCTGCGTAGTTTAATAATTGTATTTGTCCATTTGCTACATTAATTGATGCATTAAGGGGAGTAATAATATCTCGAGTTAAGAAAGTTTGCTCTCCAAAGAAATCATAAGCATCAGGATCCCAATCATCGGGGTAATCGTTGATCCTGTTTGTAATTTGTTGAATAACACGCTGTTGGTATACTTTTGCAGGAGGACTAATCCATACAGGCATTGTAAATGTCATTGAGCCAATATCAATTTGTGTATCGACTCCTTGTGGAACGCCGCGTGAACTCCAACTTATATCTGTTAATTCTACAATAACAAGAGATGTCCAGTCGAGTATATTAGTGTTACTTTGTAGTTCAATGGATGGATTAAATAGAACTAGTATTTGTTCCATTAATTGTAATTTTTGATCTGCATTACTTGTCCATACATCTACTTGCATTGTTAATGTGTATGGTGTAGGCATTAATCTTTCTACACTATATCTATTTCCCATTTTTTCTGTATATTGCTGAGTTTCTTCATCAAATGCTCGTTCTGAAATTTGTTGTTTATCAACATATAATGGATCAAGTGTTCGTGCTCGATCTGGTTGTAGTGTTAATATATGTGATGTAATAAATGGGCAAGAGTTAATAACGTTTTCGCTATTGTTTTTTAGTATATGCCCGACCATGCGTTGCATATCAGCATATCTGCAAGGTACTTTAATAAACTTTTCTACACCATCTTTGCCTTCGCCGGTTTTAACTAATAAGCCACCAAAGAGCCTCATAAATTGCAGAATGTATCTGCGAAATTGCTCATCGTAAAAATAACCTGCTTCTCTATATCTACTTGCCATTTAATTTCTCTTTAAAAATCCGATTTCGGTTTTAATGCTTTACTTAATCCAATCTTAGTTGGCATAATTTCGTTAGTATTACCATCTTTCATTGTGCCAGTATTCTCAATAAAGGTTGTAAGTATTGTATTAGCTGCCTTCCATATTTGCCGTGTATCATCCTCAACTTTAATCCATTTATCATCTTTATAAAGGAACAACCTATGTGGATTAAAATCTGTTCTTAAGTAATAAGCACCAGAAGACGGATTAGTAGGAAATGTACTACCACTGCCTACAACAGAACTACCCAAGGGCGGTTTTGCATCAGATGTCCATACAGATTTTTTTCCAGTTTCAGCATCGTAAAATATGTGCCCAGCTTCAAATCCATGTTTAGGTACTTCATTTTCACCTTGCTCAAGGATAGCTTCACTAATTTCTAACTCATTATTATATGTGCTTAAAATATGTTTTAAATCACCTGCTTCATTACCGTCGCCAAGTATGTCTCGATATTCGACCGAGTCAACTAATGCTTGACATTTAACACGGATTAAATGCGGCCACCAGTTTGCATCAAAACCAGCCGCTTCTCTTACTACATCTTCGACTACATAAAATTTTCTTATAGGCCCTGCAGAATTATCAAGTCCGGTGTCATCAAGTAAATGAGGAAGTTCTAATACATCACCACTCATAATTTTACGACCTAATATAGACATGGCATCGTTTAAATGAAACGTCATAAAAATAGTATCTTGTGCTAAAAATAAACCAAATTGTGTTAGATCAAAATCATTATCTGCTGGATTATAAACCCCTCGCATATCATAAACATCTTCGTCATATTTGCGATCTCTATTTTCTAAAAATAGTAAATCTTGTATTTTTGTTTCTGCAACAATATCTTCTGATGATTTTCTTTTACCATAGTTAGGTTGTGTTGCATCCGGCTGTTCTACAGTGCCGTCTTCGAGAATTTTTTCACCTTGGTCATATATACCAACATATTTGTGTATAAATATACCAGTTCCACCAGCATAAATATGTTCGCCCACGAGACGGTCAATGAACTTGTAATCATTTCCTTTTTCAGGCTTCCAAAGTGATAATCTAGGCATAGTTAATTCTCTTTATTGTATTTATCGGTTTGTATAGGTTGACAAGGTTCATAAATTAATATAGTATAGCAATCATGCCTCCAAGAAAACGAAAAATAAAATCAGCAGCTGGTAATCCATTTGGAAAACCATCATGGGAAGAATTTAAAGATGAGCATGTTATTGATGTTGATAAAGTAGCAGTTCGAAAACAAGTGTCAATGGGTTCTCGATATTATAATTATAAGAATAAAAGTAAAGATGGTAAAAAATGGTTTGTTGAATACTTAAAGAAAGAAAAAATAGATAAAGATAAAATAAAACATGTAAAGCTAGTACCAGATTGGAGAGTTGGTATTACATATGGTGCATTAGCAAAAATGCTCACAGATGGATGCCCACCGTTAGAGGAATATACTATGGCACTTAATAAGAGACTTGAAGAATTACTTCAAATGGAAGGCAAAGAAAAAGTCGTGGAGGTTATAGATCCTAAGAAAGTTGTTCCTGTGCTAACTATACAAGAGCGCATGAAAGAAAATCTTAATAATTTTCTTGGTAAACATGTTGAGGAAGAAATTGATAAGTTTTTTCAAAACAAGTTTAAGAGTAAATTTAAATTATTAACTACGTTGCAAGTAAACGAAATTACAGGCAAAGCGGCTGGAATGATTCCTGACTTGTATTCTCAGGAAATATCTGATTTAACGGAATTATTGAATCCTCCAAAAGAACAGGATGATATGTTTGTACAATTAACTGAAGGTTATCCGTATAAAAAATCAGAACTTAAAAAGATTTTAGCATTTTATACTATGCTTGCTGAAGATGCAGAGCATCATGCAAATGCACAAAAAGCAACTCGTAAAATTAGAGTTAAAAAAGCACCAAGTTTAGATAAAATAGTTGCTAAATTAAAGTACAAAGCCAAGGATGATACGTATAAAATAGTTTCAATAGATCCTAAAAAGATTATTGGTGCCCAAGAGTTGTGGGTATTTAATACAAAAACTCGTAAGTTAGGCAAATATGTTGCAGGTAACGGGTTTAGTACTGGAGAATTATCTGTTAAAGGAGCCAGTATTGTAGGGTTTGATGAAAATAAAAGTATACAAAAAACAGTCCGTAAGCCTGATGTAACGCTAAAAGAGTTTCAAAAAGCCGGAAAAGTAGCATTGCGTAAGTTTCTTGAAGATATAAAAGCAACTGATATAAAGTTAACCGGTAGAATCAATAAAGAAACTATCCTCCTAAAAGTTAATTAATGTCTAAACACTAAATAATAATGTGTTTATTAAACGGGTTTTATTAATATTTTTGTTATTTTTTTCATTGCAAGCACATGCTTTGCAATTGTTGTTTGTCAGCACGGATTGGTGCCCAGTTTGTCAGCAAGCTGATAATGAAATTGCCCAAACTTATCAAAGTACCGATTTACCACTTATAAAAATAGACATTACTAGTGGTGTAATTGAAAATAAGGATTATGCCAATGCATATAGAAATGGTATAATTGGCCGGCTTTATGGTGTTCCTACATTTATTATATGGGATGAAGTAAATAAACGCGAAATAGTGCGTTGGGTAGGCTATCGTGGTGAAGAAGATTGGTATGAAATGCTTGAACGTGTTAAAATAGTAGCAATTAATAATATAGAAAAATGTAAAAATTTTAATATTTGTGTATCAAGCAACATACAGTAATATGTAATGTTTAATTTAAATGACAAATATGTTAGCATTAATGGAAAGTTTGTTTTATCAGGTATACAAGCAATTGTTAAGTTAGCATTATTGCAAAAAGAACTTGATCGCCGAGCCGGGTTAAAAACGGTTGGATATGTAAGTGGTTATAGAGGTTCGCCCCTGGGCTATTTAGATAAAGAATTTTTATCACATGATGATTTACTAACAAAAAATAATATAAAGTTTAGAGCGGCAGTTAATGAAGATTTAGCAGTAGGAGCAGTACAGGGTACACAACAATTAGGAATTATATCGCCGTCTACAGTAGACGGCGTTTTTGGTTTTTGGTATGGCAAAGGCCCTGGTGTAGATCGTAGTGGCGACCAATTTAAGCATTCAAGTTTTTTTGGCACGGCAAAATATGGTGGTGTATTAGCATTTGCTGGTGATGATCACTCGGCAAAAAGTTCAAGTATTCCACATGAAACAAGTTCAGCATTTGCTTCTTGGCAAATTCCTGTTATAACTCCGGCTACTGTTGAAGATATAATGCGGTTAGGATTGTTGGGTATACAATTGTCGCGATATAGTGGATTGTTTGTATGTATGAAAATTATTACCAGTTTGGCAGATGCATATCAATCGGCCGAAGTTAATTTAAAATCTTGGCAACCTATAATACCAACAGCAGAATTTGATGTAAGTGCACGATGGCCGGAAGATTTACACAGTGAAGTAAGAATATACGAAGAGAAATTACCGGCAGTACAAGAATTTTTAAAATATAATAAGTTTAATGAAGTTACACATAATGCAATTAAAAAGAAGTTAGGTATTATTGCGGTTGGTAAAAGTTATGTAGATGTGCTTACTGCATTGCAACATTATAATATAGTGCCAGAAGAATACGGGATTAGTATACTTAAAATAGGTTTATCATTTCCACTGGAACAGGATAAGATAACAAAATTCTCTTTGGAACATAGCAGTTCTGGCCAGATACTTGTTGTAGAGGAAAAAACATCAGTTGTGGAAAACCAAATTTATAAATTAATGTATGGATATTCTAAAATGCCGCCAATACACGGTAAAGATTTATTAACACCTTGTGTTGAACTTGATAGTTATGATATTGCAAAAGCAATAATGAAATTATCCGGCCTGGCTTTTGATAATAATTATGAGTTAGGAAGTGTTAATCCACAGTATCGTGACGCAGGCAAAGACTCAAGGTCTCCATATTATTGTAGTGGTTGTCCGCATAATATTAGTACAGCATTACCTAAGGATAGTAAAGCACTTATTGGTATAGGTTGTCATTATATTGCACAATTTATTCCATCTCGGCCGACAGTTACTTTGGCTCCTATGGGTAGCGAAGGTATGAACTGGATAGGACAACACGAATGGAATGAGGCAGAACATGTTTTTGTTAATTTAGGCGACGGCACATATTTCCATAGCGGCATATTGGCAATACGTCAAGCATTGGCATCTAATGCTAATATGACATATAAGATATTATTTAATGATGCAGTAGCAATGACAGGTGGACAAAAAATAGATGGTGAATTAACAATACCTATACTTTGTCGACAATTATTAGCAGAAGGAGTGTCGAATGTTTCGTTAGTGTCTGTTAATCCAAAGCAATGGAAAGGTAAAATACCAAAGGAAGTAAAATTATATCCTAAGGAAAAATTTACAGAAGTACAAACAGCATTAACAAAAGTTAAAGGAATCACGGTATTAATATATGAACAACAATGTGCAACAGAGCGGCGTAGAGAAATTAAACGGAACATACAAGAAACACCCAATGAACGTGTATGGATCAATCCGGATATATGCGAGGACTGTGGCGATTGCTCCACGCAATCTAATTGTTTAAGTATAACTCCTATAGAAACAAAACTCGGGCAAAAGAGACAAGTAGATCAAGATAGTTGTAACTATTCGTTTGATTGCTTAAAAGGATATTGCCCATCATTTATAACAGTTAAAGGTAAACGAATTTCGAAGCCATTAATAAATGTAGATTTACCGGAGTTTAATAAGGGATCTAATTTAGGTATTTGGAAATATCAAACGAATAAACGATATAATATTGTACTTGCTGGTATAGGTGGTACTGGTATTGTTAGTATAAGTCAAATGTTAAGTGTTGCGGCACATATAGATGGTATGAGAGTTGTTGCTACTGATCAAACAGGATTAGCACAAAAGTATGGAGCAGTAACATCTATGTTAAGTTTTGGTAAGGACGCACACGGCAAAATGTATCCAGGCACAGCAGATTTAGTTATAGGCACAGATCCACAAGGTTCAATAAGCAAAGATGTAATGCGTTTTGTTGGTGAAGATACAATTACATTACTTAATTCTAAACCATCAAACACTGGTGAGTATATTGAAAATAGAGACTGGAAATTTGATGTTAGTAAAGCAGAAGCACTATTAAAAGAACATAGTAAAGAAGTGCATATGTTTAATGCATCGGATTATGCTAAAAAATTAACTGGTCATAGTTTAATGTTAAACATGTTAATGCTAGGTTGTGCTTATGAAAAAGGATTGCTACCAGTTCGTGAAGCTTCGATGATGCAAGCAATTGAAGTAAACGGTACTATGACGGATGTCAATAAAAAAGCATGGTTTTATGGTAGGCATATTGCTACAGTTAATGGTAGAGGAATTATTGAACGAGAGATTAGTAGAAAATTTAATATTATAAAAGAAACAAAATATAGCGGCATGTATTATAGAATAGATTTATTAAAAGAATATCAGGATGGTGAGTATGCACAGCAATATCGTAATTTAGTCATGAGCGCAATTGTTAGAGATACTTTATTAAATAAAACAGAATTTTCAGAAATAGTAATGAGAAATTTGTATAAGTTAATGGCATATAAAGATGAATATGAAGTTGCTCGTATTTGGGATAAAACTATTGATGGATTTAATAATGACTTTTTTGAAATTAAAGGAATTAATTTTCATATGAGTTTACCGTGGCAACGTAAATCTAAAACTAAAACAAAATTGCCTGGCCGTAGTAAAACATTTTTTAAATATTTAAAGCATGGTAAAAAATTACGCGGCACAAAATTTGATCCGTTGGGATATTCATATGAAAGAAAACTCGAAAGAAAAATACGAGATCATTATATTAGTTTAGTTAAGGAATGGTCTGATAATATAAATTTAGATAATTATAGTAGTATAGTAGAATTAGCAAAACAACCTGAGAATATTAGAGGGTACGGACATATTAAAATAGAAAGTATAAAAAAATCTTTGTTGTTTAAGGATTTATTATGAAATTAAAATAACTGTCAATATAAGATAAATAGTATATTATAGGATAACAGTATGGCACGAAAACCTACATCAGCACGTAATGAAGTAATAAAAAATTTGCAAACTCGACTTGGTAGTGGTATGATTGATGTTGAGTTAGATCCTGATCATTACAATTTAGCAGTTGATAGAGCAATTACTCGTTATAGGCAACGGGCGTCGAATGCTACAGAAGAAAGCGGCATGTTTATGACAACCCAAACAGATGTTGATGAATATTTTTTGCCCTCGGAAGTGCTTGAAGTACGTAAAATTTATAGACGTGCAGTTGGTAGTGATTCGGGCACAGGAACAGGTATTGATCCTTTTGATTTAGCATTTACTAATCTTTATATTTTACAAGCAGGGCGCATCGGTGGTGTTAGTTTGTTTGATACGTTTAGTCAGTATCAAGAAGTAGTCGGCCGTATTTTTGGTTCGGATATTGGGTTTACATGGCACCCAAATACACATAAATTAAATTTAATTCGTCGTATTAAAAACGAAGAAAGTGTTCTTTTACATGTTTATAATGAAAAGCCAGAGAATGAATTATTGCGTGATCGCCGCAGTCGTATATGGTTAGAGGATTTTGCTTTTGCTACATGTAAAGTTATATTAGGTGAAGCCAGAGGCAAATATGCCACATTGCCCGGAGCAGCCGGCGGGGTACAATTAAATGGTGAGCAATTAAAAGCAGAAGGCGCAGCTGAATTAGAGCGATTAGAAATAGAATTACAACGATATTCCGATGGTAGTGAACCCCCTACATTTATTATTGGATAACTTGACATTATAGTTTAAATTGTTTATAATGTTTATATGATTATAGGACTTGTTGGCCTCAAAGGCTGTGGTAAAGACACCGTAGCAGATTATTTTATTACACATTATGATAATTGGATTAAAGGCAGTTTTGCGGACTCTCTTAAAGATACCTGTGCTTGTGTATTTGGCTGGGATAGAGAAATGCTTGAGGGTAGTACACAAGAAAGCAGAGAATGGCGCGAAACAGTAGATGAGTGGTGGGCAGAAAAATTAGATCAGTCGGGTTTTACACCGCGTATAGCCTTACAACTTGTTGGTACAGAGTTATGGCGTAATCAATTTAATGATGGTATTTGGTTATTAAGTTTTGAGAAAAAACTATTAGACATTAAAGAAAATGTTATGATTACTGATTGCCGTTTTCCAAATGAGATAGATTTAATTAAACAATTAGGTGGTATTATAGTTAGGGTTAAACGCGGGAATGATCCTGAATGGTGGAGTACAGCAATTGCAGATAATGCAGAACGTGATGATCCTATGCATGAGTTAATGATGCCAACGGTATATCCAGAAGTACACGAAAGCGAACATTCCTGGGCCGGATGTGATGTTGATTATACAATTTATAATCATAGTACATTTAATGATTTAGAAAATACTATTAAAAATCTGGAACAAGATCCCCTTGCTTCCACGGTATTCCAAGATCTGAAATCATCACAAAGCAATTAGTACATACAGTTTTTAAGTTTTTCCAGTCGTTGTTATTTCTGTTTCCGTCTATGTGATATACATTTAATTGTATAGGATGTTCTGCGGTAAAGTTGCATTTTTCGCATTTTTTCTTTTTTTTATAACCGGCTTTCATCCAGTTAGCGATAGGTGTAGCATCTAACCCCTTTTCGAGTCGTAAACACTTGTCACACTTTTTACGGTAATATGTCTTTTTATTTTTTACATAATTGACCGCAACTGGTCGCTTTTTACAAGAGCAAAGAGGTCTTTTTGTAGTCATACTATTATTTACGACGAACCCTTTTAAAGGTGGTTCTATATCGGTGTTATTTACCAAGATTCAAATAAATATGTGTATATCAATTTAGTTTAAAACTAAAAACAAAGGGGAAAGAAGCATGGCAACATTAACTTCACCGGGCGTATCGGTTAGCGTAATCGATGAGTCCTTTTATGGTTCTGCTGGTAACGGTACTGTTCCTTTAATTATCTTAGCAACAGGCAAAGATAAGACACATCCAAGTGGTACAAGTACAGCATCCGGAACAACAAGCACAACAGAATCGTTAAAATTAATTACCTCACAGAGGGAATTACTACAAACATATGGCAATCCTTTCTTCCGTAAAGTTGGTGGCACAATGATGCATGGTGATAATCAAAATGAGTATGGCTTATTAACAGCTCATAGTTATCTAGGCCTTGCTAATCGTGCTTATGTTCTTCGAGCAGGTATTAATTTATCAGAACTTGAAGCATCTGGCACAGCACCAACTGGCCTTCCTGTTAATGGTACATACTGGTTAGATCTCTCATCATCAATGATAGGTGTGTTTACTTATAATGCGTCAACTGCTACATGGGTAGCAGCTACCGTACATGAGATTAGCGCCGCAGCTGATTATGATTCAGGCACCGGTGCACCTCTTAATAGTGTAGGCTTAGACGGAGAGTTTGCATGGGTAGCCGTAGCAGGCGGCAACGCACACAATAGGATCTGGCAAAAACTTGCCGGCATGTGGTATCATGTAGGTACAAATACGTGGGCAACCGCAGCCAGTAAAGATTTTCAATT